CGGCAGGCGTAGCCGCTCCACTGAATAAACTACCGATCGCAGAATTTAAGCTACTAGCTCCACCCAAGTTACCCAAGGCATAGATACCCGCAGCGCCTTGACCCAATCCCAATAGAGAGCTAATGGCGTTCGTTTGGGTATTTCCACCGGCAACCGTACCAGCAGCCTGTGCGTTACCGATAGCGGATTGAGACTGATACCCGGCATTGCCGACACCAGCGGCAGCATTTTGACCAAGACTCAATAAACTTCCGAGCTGTTGGGCATTGGTCTGATAGGTATTCAAAGCATTCTGATATTGCTGGTTATAGGTGTTTTGAGCCAAGCCGGTCGCATAGTTAGCCAAAGCCTTACCTTGTGCGCCTGAGTTGTTCAAACCCATAGCCGACTGCTGGTTGTTCACAGCATTTAGACCTTGTTGCAGGGTGAACTGATAGCCAGGGGTTTGCGCCAGATTAGAAGGGTTGAACTGGAAACCTTGACCAGATACACCAGTCAATTGACCATTAGATCCATATTGCCCTTGGTAACCCAAAGAGGTCAGCAACTGAGGCAAGACAGAAGTTCCGACAGCCGCATAAGGCGAAAGATTCTGTTGAACTTGCTGAAAGGCTGCTTGTTGGGCTGCAACTTGTTGAGCCGATGCTTTCTCAGAGGCTTGGGCTTGCTGTGTCGTGCCCGTAATGTCGCCAAGTAAATTACCAATGAAGCTCATAAGCCCCCCATGATTATCAGAGATTGAGGTTTGCCATCTCTATACCAAACATTAGAGATATGGCCCTCTTTCACAAACCCACACCGACTGGCTAATTTTAACGCCGGACGGTTCCATTCACCAATAGGGGCAATGAATTTCTTTACCCCTGATTGACGCATTTTTTCCAGACTATCCTTAACAAACTCATCCACGTTTTTAGCCCCTTTGAGCATACAAACATGGACTTCTGAGGTCGTTGGATAAGCCTGACGAAACATCACAAACCCATAATCGTTAGCGAAGTAGATAGCCTGATCGCTAAAACAAAAATGTTCTTTCCTAACTCCATCGATCCTGACCCATTCCCAAACACGAGGGTCTCGCATGACTTTGGTTACAAAATCCCTCATATCAGCAAGATATTGTTAGGCGTGTAATCGGTAACAACCCAATTAGTGCCATTTGAAACTAAAGTGCAGCGGTCACCAGAACTTGCCAACAGGATTGAAGTTGCAGCAGAGCCACCAGCAATCGGAACGACATTAGAAGAAGCCGAAACAACCGTTTGAGCTTGGTAAGTTTGTACGTTCAATTCTCGACCTGAATAGCTAGAAGCTGTCGGAAGTGTCAGCGTAACCGTACCGGCATAGTTAGCAATCAACCAAAGGTCAGTTGTTCCCACCGTATATGTGGAAGCTGTGATGGTCACAGGAGCAGTTCCAGCACCAGCGGAGCCATTAGAAGCCGCCGTGATGCGCCCATAAGCGTCCACCGTGATATTGGTCAGCGTATAAGAGCCAGCGGTTACCGCAGTGGTCGCCAATGCTAGAGTCGGAGTTGTCCCACCTGAGCTAGTGATCTGTCCCGATGTTCCGCTGACAGAAGTAACAGGAGCCGTTCCGCTGGATGCCGCAGTCAATTGGCCTTGCGCGTTTACCGTGAAACTTCCGTATGTGTAACTTCCAGCCGTGATAGCAGTATTTGCTAGGGCAATAGTGCCTGAAGTGGTGATTGTTCCACCACTAAGTCCCGTTCCTGCGGTGATGCTTGTCACAGTGCCTGTTGGCGCTGCACCGCTCGATGCGGCAGTAATTTGACCCTGAGCATTTACCGTGATCGAGGCATAGGTGTAGCTTCCCGCCGTAACAGCCGTATTTGCCAAAGCCACAGTGACTGCGCTAGATCCGTTGTACGAAGTACCAGAAAGCCCCGTCCCAATGGTCAAAGCATTAGAAACTTGGGTAGCTGTTCCAACAGTTAAAGATGATGGCGCAATCCATACTGGAGCCGTCACAGTTCCTAGCGTCATCAACAAAGAACCTGAAGTTCCTGCACTAAGGTATTGCGTATTTCCTGAGCTTACTTGATAAGGAAAAGAATAAGTCGAACCAGCCGACAAACTTGTTGCTGTGCTTGCGTTGCCGGTCAAAGCCGCCGTGATAGTTCCTGCGCTAAAGTTACCCGACGAATCCCGAGCAACAATTGTCGAAGCGGTATTGGCATTCGTCGCATCGGTGGCAATCGTGACCGCAGCCGATCCATTGTAGGAAGTGCCGGTCAAATGAGTGCCAAATGTCAGCGCATAAGGTGCAGCCGCTGTGATGGTGATAGAGCCACCTAGAGAAACGGCATTGCCGTTGATTGTGACGCTGGAATTTGCAAGCTGTGCATTTGTCACAGTTCCAGACAATGCGGTGGTCGGAATCGTGGTTGATGCAGTGACTGCGCTTGAGCTATTGGCGTACATATAGCCTGTAAGACCTGTTACGGTCAGGCTATTAAAGGCTTCAGAGCTTGATCCGTTAATCTTTTCCCAAGCGCTAGTCGTTCCATTAAAAATCGCCCAATCGCCAACAGACCAAAGCGAAATCCCATTTAATGTAGTTGTACCAGCCGTTGAAACAACATAGTAGTTGTTGTTTGTTCCTGAACTTGATGTCAGAGTTGGAGTGTTTGTTGAAGCATTCCAAGTACCTTGATAAGCCGGAGAATTAAGTGGGCTAGTGTTAATTGATGTTACTTGACCCTGAGCGTTTACAGTAACCGATGGAATAGCTGTGCTAGACCCGTAGGTTCCTGCTGTAACACCTGTATTGGCAATCGCAACCGTTACCGCGCTGGAACCGTTATATGAGCCGCCAGAAAGTCCAGTACCAATAGTAATGGCGTAGGGATTCGCGGCAGTAATAGTTCCACTACCACCAAGAGAAATGTTAGTGCTATTGATCGTAATACTAGAGTTCGTAAGTTGACTGTTCGAGATGCCACTTAGCGATCCTCCGAGCGTCAAGGAGCCAGACGTGGTTACCGTCCCTGTCAAAGTGATGCCATTGACCGTACCAGTCCCGGAAACGCTGGTAACCGATCCACCAGTTCCGGTTGCGCTTAAAGTTCCGCCAGAGAAGCTAACACCCGTCCCGATGGTCACATTGGAGAAACCACCAGCACCATTTCCGTATAGGATAGAAGTTCCCGAAGTTGCAGGAGCGTAATCCGTACCTGATACAGCGGCGCTAATAGCAGTTCCATTACCCTTCAAGATGCCCGTCACCGTAGTGGCAAGCGTCAAAGTTGGATTCAATCCACCAGAAGAAGTGCCAGAAAAGCCATTGGCGCTAGCAATAGAAATGGTTTGCACATCAGTAGATGCCAACACATCGCCAGAAAAGGTGAGACCTGTTCCAATAGTGACATTAGCGAATCCCCCGGCTCCATTGCCAGCCAGAATAGAAGTCCCAGAAGTGGGCGGCGCATAGTCAACACCAGCAATGGCCTTAAGCAATGCAGTCCCATTGCCCTTAACCATGCCTGTGACCGTTGTTTCTAGCGTAGCGGTAGCGGTATTATCAGCGACAACAACAGTGCCAGCAAAGCCGTTTGAAGAACTAATTGCAACATTAGTAACGACAACGGATTCAAGCTCAGACAATGACAGGCTAGGCGTGTTATTCCCACCCGTCCTCTGATAAAGCTGGTTGAGAAACTGCCACCAAGGAGTGCTAATCTGACCTGTTGGCGTATTAAACGAGGTCAGGCTTGTCGGAAGGTTTGATGCTAAATTGCTCATTTGTGATTAGGCATTGCATCAATAAAAGCACCAGATAGAGCAGTTCTAACTGGAGCGCTCCAAAAGATTTCAAAGACCCGATCCCGAGCCATGCCCAATCGCCACCATGAGATCGAAGTAAGGTATTGGCCTTCAATGCCCATATTCTGACCGACTGGATTGCCATAAGACTTACCGCGGTCATCCGACCACTTCAGGAAAACAGTTACCGGCACATTGCCAGCACCATTCCCTGATTCCATCTCAGCAATGAACTGCTTGTAACGGATACGATCTGAGTTGTCATCCTCAGAATGGTAGAACCCACGAACCCGAGTAATAGGCTGCCCATTGTCGGTGTAGTTATTTTGATCTATAGCGTACAGATTCCCGCTTTGCCAGTCACCGACGATTAGTTTGTTATAAGCGAACACAAAGCAATTAGACAAATGGCGGTTTAGATTGCCATTGTTGTCAAGATACATCCATTCATTCCACTGACCATTAGACAGGTCATAAACCCAAGTCTTATTTGCACTAGGGAATGTCAGGACATAAAAGAAGTGCCCATTTACTTGATAGGTGTAACCAATAGCATCAGACAGAGTTGCATAACCCTGAAGTTCTTGGTCGATGGCAAACGTGCTGATTTGAGTCGCTGCGAAGCCTTGAGTTCTGCAAACAAAGGCTTGTCCTTGGGCAGACTGAGCCAACCAATAACATTCCCCATCCATTTGGGCAATGGAATTAGTCGCAGCGCAACCATATTCCATGAACGAACCCGGCATTTCCTGAAATGGGAAATTAGAGTTGCCAGCGTTGTACCAAACTTCCGTTGTGACTTCACCGAACAAATAAATGAAACGGCGAGAAACTCCAATCCCAACCAGCAAATCAGAATATCCCGACTTGCTTGCGTAGTAAGTAGGATCGAACGTAGTCGAATCAGCCAAGGACGTATACCATTGGTTCGTACCTGGTCGATTACAAATGAAATACCCATCAAGATAGTTGGCCTGATTAGACCCATAAAAAGCGCTAACAGTCCCATCATTTGGAACATCTGACAAAGCATTGTTAGCAAGATCAATAAGATAACCCGCCGAAGTCCCATCCACGATCAAAACATAAGCATCGTTGTCCACCATGCTGACAGAACCAGAGTAACTAGCAATTGTCCCAATGACAGTAAAAGAATAATCAATGCTAATGGCGTAAACAGTATTACCGCATACACCATAAAGCTGACCATTTGAGGCTTGGTACAGACCCCGCCATTGAGTCTGCGAAACATTGCCTAACAATGTAAGGCCAGGAGTAGGATAGTGGGTAAAAGGAAAGATTGCCCCTTCTGGGTTCTTTTCCATAAAAAGGTTGATACACCTTTGAGCGCCAGCAATGACGCTTCGTGCCTGGTAAGCGCCAGTTGCTAACGCTGCTTTTGCCATTATCCAGCACTCCCGACATAGAAGTCGCCGTAGATGTTGTAAGCCCCAGACTTGCCGCGGAGAGCCGTAGGCATATGCAACAACGGAACTTGACTGTTAACTTCCTCAATAGCGCTCATAGAGGCTTCGGCGTATCCAGTCAGTTCAGGCGTGATAGGCAAACCATACATGACGCAGATTCGACGGGCAAGATTCCAGTGCAAGGCATCCAGATACTCAGGAGGCAAGATGATCGTGTCGCTGATAGTATTGAACTTCTGCAACTGAACCATCACGCTCAGGAAGATCTCGTACTGGTTGCTCGGCAAAGGCCAGACGTAAACATTACCAATCGGATAGCCAGTGTCGTAATAGACGTATTGAGGAAAGGCGTTCAGGTTCTTGATCGAGATGCGGTCGTAGTCTTCCTGCGCTCGCAACACGGTCAAAGGATAATCCACCGGCAGCGGAGTGCCAGAGTTCATCCGAAAATAAGCAAACTCCAGCTTAACAGGCCGAGCAATGTTGAATTGAGCGCCAGGCCCAATCGTGTAAGACTCAGCACCAGTGGCTTGGAGAGAAGTAGTAACCAACTCATAAACCATATAACGGCGGCGCTGCCATTGCGCCATCATCATATTAAGTTGGTTAAAGCAGTCGTTTACATCCTGCGCGAGAGGCGTTTGACCAACGCCAATGACGTTAGCTGTTTTCAGCGCCAGGCTGATTATGTCCGAGGGAGTCGTCGGCAGCGGTTGCGTCATTTTTGGGCCTGCCTCTCTTTGGCTTGGTTAGCGCGATTTCTTCTTCCTTGGTGTTCACTACAACGGACTTTCCGTCCGAAGTAGTGATCCACTTAGGAAACTCTTGGAAGGTATATACCGGGACAACCAATTTGCCCCGGTAATAAGTTTCCAACTTAGACAATGTCAGCAACCACGGTAGACCATTCAGGACGAATAGCCGCGTAGCCGTACAAAATGTCCAAACGAGTAATCAAGCTGTCAGACATAACGTCATAGGCTTCGATCATACGCAGAGAGATACCGTCGAAGCTGGCGCGAGCAGCTTGCACCACACCGCTGGTAGGCATTTCCAGATCGGCAGTAGCCAAAGTAAACGCTTCTGGGTAGTAAGCGATATTTTGACGATACTGGCTCGAAGCTGGCATAACCAGGCTGATAGCAGCACTGTTAGCTGGCGAAGCAGTAACGGTGTTGAAAGCAGCGGGAGCGGGAGTGATGGCGGGATAGATTGGGATGCTGGTTGCGCCAGTAGCCACGTTCGCAGTAACCACGAATTGACGCAGTTGGCCTTGCGATTGACCAGTCAAACGGTTGATAGCGTACACGCCAGCAATCGTAATCACATCG